AGTCCTCTGCAATAAAAAACTTAAGAGTTTCAAACTAGAATTGCAGAGCACACGCTCCTAACAACGGGCTAAATTAGACCGCTCTACCGGGCACTCGGTAGACTAAGTGTTCGCTTATCTTTATAGACCCGCAAACAGGGTCTTTATTCACTGTACTACTGTGGGGAAATGGCTAACCCCGACCAGTAGACAATAGGACATCCAGTAAAGAAGTATAATGAAAAATCTTCTCCAACTGATTTCCACGTCGAGCACGAATACTGCTTCTCATCCGAAGATCCAAAGCTCGTGCTCCCACTTATCATACTAACTATATTAGTTTCACTACTATTCGATGTATCCGCCTTAGGGAGACGTGCCGAAGCAAATCTCTGAGGATGATAGAAGGGTGTTTCTACTTCAATGGTATTATTTATACCCAAATTAGTAGAAGCGGCTCCACCAGCTGAGAACTGGTTAGAGCTATCAGTGAGTCTCATTGTTAAATAATCGGCGTCCAACGTACTCAACGTTGTCGTCTCTACGTGAGCACCATTATCAAAACCAACCCTACTAACTGTTGGCATTATGTATTGATTGTTATCAAACACATATTTAGTTCTCAACCCTCCACGCCACGCGGCGTAGCAAGGAGAGAACCAATGTAGATAGTGTGGTACGGATACAGTGACGGGAAATCCACGATAAGAATCAATACCTTCCGGGTCATATCCGGGCCAATACCCGATAGCCCTGTCGCGCAGATTAGTCTGCAATACGGTACCAGACGTCGGTGCCCTAAACACCCATGTCCGATGATGTATATAACGACGCATCAAATCCCTAAGACTCTTCGGTGACTCACCAAAGAACACGTTCATTGTTTGATCGCTTTCTTCCGATGTTACAGCTATTTCCTGAATTTCTCCAGGGTCAACGGGAATATCAGTAGCACCCATGGTTGTTCCAGAAGGTGCTTCATCTATTGTTCCAGACTGCGGAGAATAGCCAGTGCTCCTACGCTTATATTCAGATAGGGGTTTATCCTTCAAAGGAGGCAAGGGGCTATCGTCATCTTTTTCCTCTGGGATCATGCGCAGAGGATCACCTTGTTCCGGAAACAACGAATAGAGATTTAATGTCGAAGGATTTGGTGCTGCAAACTTGATGTCCGGCACACACGAAACGTACACATTGAAAGATATGTCCGTATCCGGTGCAGGAGCCACCAAGCTATTAACAACATCAACTTCTAACACTCCATTCCACCTATTGGTATAGGAAGTTGGCAGTCGAGAGGTGTTATGGATGTCGAAAGTACCAGGCAACATGACCTCAGTTCGCAACCACGCTTGAGCCTGTCCCCATCCAATAACAACCTCGAAGTCATCCTCCTCAGCTAAATCTATGACTCGGGAATACACCGTATTGTACTCCACATTACTACCATGCGATCTAGGGTCCCAGCGCAAAAGAATCCTTCCTTTGTGGAAGTTACTCTTAACTGCTTGAAACCTAAATTTGATAGAACCTTGCCAATACTTGAAGGCTTGGGCTATATAACACATAGGGGTGGCATGTAATTCAGAACTAGCAGCAGCTACAGAATCGTACAAAGACGGTCCTACTCTGCAGTTCCATAATATAGAATCAGGAGCCTGAGTGGAGGCCATAGAAAAATTAGTCAAGTAAGATTCGCGACACGCAAAGTCCACTATACCCATTTGATCTTGACCATCCAGGCCGACTGTCCTGGAATCTATAGTTAGTTCCTGTTTAGAATCGAGAGACAACTTATTCACAGCATCAGCTGCATCCGTGTTGGATAGATTTCCAGTAGGACTAGGTTTTTGTAAAACCAAGTCAGTGACTACTGGGGGTCGAGAGTATCCAAAATTAGATGCCATCTGACCAACACCTTTGGCCATCATCTCAGTAGCACGAGCATAAGGTGCTATCCCCGGTAAATTGGTGAGAGCACCCGCCGCATGCGCAATAGCTGAAGCTGGTTTGGAAATGATTCCTTTACCGTATTCATCCTTCGCCGCGTTCATACTGCCAGACTGTGGTGTATAGTCAAAGGCAGTAAGCGTGTTCAGGCTAGTTGGTACAGTCAAGGTGACATCAGAAGCCCATACAAACACTGTGACAGTAACTGGATCATCTCCACCATTTGCATGTTTAAGGGTGCCAAACGACTTTACTACCAATTCTCCCATCATCGAAACATCATTGTCCGTTAAGGACATATAATTATCGTGGTAGAAGAACGGCATGTCAATCTGACCTCCAGAGTTATTTGTAGGATTCAAAAATATATGAGGTTTCTGAGACGCGGCGATAATGTCCTGGTCTAAAAAGTTCCTCTCCACAGTCACTTCATCAAACAGATAGGGGTTATAAGACACTATAGCCCTACCATAATGAAATCCCGTTCCCGAAATAACAAACTTGGCATGCAAATTCATACGCAACAATTCATAGTTAGAAGTCTTCTCCTTAACCCTAGTATTTGTCAAGAACAAATCCCAAGGATTGAACCTTTCAAAAAGGGGTTGTCCGACTACCCACTGTGACTCAAGCACCTTGACGGGCCGACCTAAGAAATCTCCCAAATCAGAATCGTTGTTGTTGGCTAAATTGTACGTAGCGTCGCGACTTTCTGTAATAGAAGTAGTCCAACCAGCCAACTGGTCGGAGAAACCGGTGATGGTTTCCAACTTTTTACCACTGCCTCGGGCAATGGTCGTACCTGGCTCGCCAGCCTGCGGCACATAATCGCTGAATTTTAAGTCCTCAACTGACTTTACTTTAGTAAAAGATTTAGTAAGACACTTTATTTATACGGGTAGCGTTCTTGCCTCAGAGAACACTCCTATCGCACGTTTTAATTGCAGTGGGATTCTGCGGTAACTAAATAGCACTC